GACGAATAATCTTTTCTTTTTTCTTTTGTAATAGTGTCTTTTGTGTCCCCCTGTTTTGAGGGATAGCAATCCCCCAATTTGAGGGATGTTTTATCCCTCGTTTTAGGGGATTTTCCCTCGTTTTGAGGGATACACCATTCTGAGATGTTTTTATTTGGTCCAAACATGCCGCCTTGCTGCTTGATAATATTCATTCTGACGAGTTCTAACTTGGCTTCATTGCACCGTTTGACAGGTAACTTTGTAATCTCGCTAAGTTGAGAATCGGTGATTCTGTCCATTGGTTTATTCCACCCATAGGTTTTACGCAGAATGGCAAGCAGCACTTTAAACTGTCGCTTGGTCAGATCTGCGCCTGAATAAGCCTCAAGCAGCATATTTGATAGTCTGGCGTAACCATCATCGAGATCTGCCACATTACGCTCCTGTTCGGCAAAGTTACCTCTGCCGAAGTTGAGTATTTTTGCTGTATTTGTCATAATTACTCCTGTGGATTGATCCAGTAATGACCTCAGAATTCCATCTGGATTTGTTCAGAACGCTCGGTTGCCGCCGGGCGTTTTTTATTGGTGAGAATCGAAGCAACTTGTCGTGCCAATCGAGCCATGTCGTCGTCAACGACACCCCATTCAAGAACAGCAAGCAGCATTGAGAACTTTGGAATCCAATCCCTCTTCCACCTGCTGATCTGCGACTTATCAACTCCCACAGCTTCCGCTGTCTTCTCAGTTCCAAGCATTGCGATTTTGTTAAGCAACGCACTCTCGATTCGTAGAGCCTCGTTGCGTTTGTTTGCACGAACCATATGTAAGTATTTCCTTAGATAACAATTGATTGAATGTATGCAAATAAATGCATACACCATAGGTGTGGTTTAATTTGATGCCCTTTTTCAGGGCTGTGATGTGTAAGAGCGGTGTTATTTATGCTGTTGTTTTTTTGTTACTCGGGAAGGGCTTTACCTCTTCCGCATAAACGCTTCCATCTGCGTTTATAGTTAAAAAAATCTTTCGGCCTGCATGAATGGCCTTGTTAATCGCGCTTTGATATACGCCGAGATCTTTAGCCGTCTTGGTTTGCCCAAAGCGCATTGCATAATCTTTCAGGGTTATGCGTTGTTCCATAGAACCTCCTTAGTACATGCAATTATTATCACCGCTAGAGGTAAAACAGTCAACACGCACGGTGTTAGATATTTATCCCTTGCGGTGATAGATTTAATGTATGAGCGCAAAAAAGAAACCGTTAACACAAGAGCAGCTTGAGGACGCACGTCGCCTTAAAGCTATTTATGAAAAAAAGAAAAATGAACTTGGCTTATCTCAGGAATCTGTCGCAGACAAGATGGGGATGGGGCAGTCAGGCGTTGGTGCTTTATTTAATGGTATCAATGCATTAAATGCTTATAACGCCGCATTGCTTGCAAAAATTCTCAACGTTAGCGTTGAAGAATTTAGCCCTTCAATCGCCAGAGAAATCTACGAGATGTATGAAGCGGTTAGTATGCAGCCGTCACTTAGAAGTGAGTATGAGTACCCTGTTTTTTCTCATGTTCAGGCCGGGATGTTCTCGCCTGAGCTTAGAACCTTTACCAAAAGTGATGCGGAGAAATGGGTAAGCACAACTAAAAAAGCCAGTGGCTCTGCATTCTGGCTTGAGGTTGAAGGTAATTCCATGACCGCACCAACAGGCTACAAGCCAAGCTTTCCTGACGGGATGTTAATTCTTGTTGACCCTGAGCAGACTGTTGAGCCTGGTGATTTCTGCATAGCCAGACTTGGTGGTGACGAGTTTACCTTCAAGAAACTGATCAGGGATAGCGGTCAGGTGTTCCTACAACCACTAAACCCACAATACCCAATGATCCCATGCAATGAGAGTTGTTCCGTTGTGGGGAAAGTTATCGCTAGTCAGTGGCCTGAAGAGACGTTTGGGTGATGATAAGTCGCCGAGATGCTCGTAGAGCATACAGCGATGCAGGAGAATTTATGGCACTTAATTTAGAAAGAATATCTTTTATAACCCCATTTGATAGCAGCGAAGAACCCAACCAACCGACGCTTAATTTTACATGCAATGAATTTCCTGCGCGGCTATCAATTGATTTCAGGGTTGGTATGATCGGGTTGAAACCAAATTCAAGATATAATTTGGGTATTATGGTAATCCCCGCGCACCTAATTATAAAAAAAGGTGAGGAAATTCAATTCCCTGACGGCTCTTCGGAATCAGTTTCACTTTTCATCGATACGAAAGATAGCCATTTTGAAACAGGGGTTGGCGGACAGGTAATAGTAACATTGAAAGAAATTAGGGTCCCAGCTAAAGGGCTGTATAGTGTTATAGGGAGATTGCAAGATAATGAAGACCCTAAAAATGAACTTCATAAAAATGAATCATTTTTCACCGTAGAGCTATTATGAGTGACGACAGCAATTTAAATAATCATGGAAAGCAAGACACCAACATATCTGAAAGCCGGAGGTTGAAGGTTGTTGGCGGTTCCGATTTTGAGGCTGAATTTGATAATTCTCCCACCAAGGTGCAAAATAATTACATAAAACCGCCACAAACGGAGGAAGAAGTGGGAACGATCAGCAGAGAGGAACTTGATGCTCGCTTAGCTGCTAATAAAGCAGAGATGGAGTCTATTGCTTCTTCCATTAGGGCTGACATGGCTCTATCTCGTGAAAGCGTTAATGTCCAATTTGCATCACTTAATGCGGCCATAAGCTCTCTATCGTCCAAGATCGATGGAAAAATGGATAGCGCTGCTGGCGATTTAAAAGCAATTAATGGGAGATTCGAAGGAATTCAAGGACAAATAACAGGGGTTAATACCGCAATTAGTGGTGTTCAGTCGGGTATTTCTATACGATTAGCCATTTTTAGTGTCATTATCGCTGTAATAGTTGCGATTCCCGGGCTGGTATCAGCTTTAAAGTCAGACCACGCACCTTTGCAACAGCCTTCCACTTTGCAAGCGCCGCCACAAAATACCCAGCCAACAGACAACAAAAAAATCACTCCCCAGCATTAACCCGGCCTCAGCGCCGGTTTTTCTTTGCCTCACGATCGCCCCACCTAAAAACACATAACCAATTGTATTTATTGGAAAATAAATAGATACAACTCACTAAACAACGCAATTCTGATCTCTCCTTACATCGCCGAGGCAATACACTCACTCGAAAAAATAAATCCATATAAAAAACATACAGATAACCATTTGCGGTGATAAAATATCTCTAGCGGTGTTGACACAAATACCACTAGCGGTGATACTTAGCCCGTCAGCAGGACGCACTAACCACCATTGAAGGTGAGGCTCTTAAAAATTTAGCCCTGAAGAAGGGCAGCATTCAAAGCAGAAAGCTTTGAGTAGCGCGAAATGCAGCTGCAAGACAGCAACCGTGGGGATAAGCATCACGGCGCGTTACTCAAAGCTAACTGACAGGAGAATCCAGATGGATGCACAAACACGCCGCCGCGAACGTCGCGCAGAGAAACAGGCTCAATGGAAAGCAGCAAATCCCCTGTTGGTTGGGGTAAGCGCAAAACCAGTTAACCGCCCTATTCTCTCGCTGAATCGCAAACCGAAATCACGAGTAGAAAGCGCACTAAATCCGATAGACCTTACGGTGCTGGCTGAATACCACGAACAGATTGAAAGCAACCTGCAACGTATTGAGCGCAAGAATCAGCGCACATGGTACAGCAAGCATGGCGAACGCGGCATAACATGCAGAGGACGCCAGAAAATTAAAGGTAAATCTATACCACTTATTTAGAAAATGCAGATTTAGGGAACAGATAGGAGGCGTTACACCTATGGCATCTCATCCTATGGTTAGAAGGTGGTGCAAATCCTTCGTATTGAAGTATGGATTTCACAGAAGATTCATAGCATTGAGCGCAAAGATAGTGCATTGGCTGACCGGTATTTGCCGATTTTTTGAGACGATAAACCACCGTAGCAACAGTAGGTGTATACATCTCATAGTTTTTCTTTTCCTCTTCCCACTTAGAGGCTCGATTTATCTTTTCTTCAAGCTCAATAATCTTGTCCTTAGAAATCATCAAAAGCTCATTAAGTGACATTTGCTGCTGTTGGGCATCCATGAGCTTATCGACAAGTTCGTATGTTTTTTCTTTTACTGAGTAGTCTATTTGCATTTTCTGGATTTCCTTTACTGCGCCAACAGCACTCATCAGAGCACCTCCGGCACCAGAAACTGCATCTGTAATCCTACTTATTATTCCTTTTTCATCAGACATATAAATCACTCTCTTACTGTAGGGGTAAGAGGATTTTACTATTTTTCTCGCTGTAGGGGTACACGAGAACCACCAAGCCTGATGTGGTTAAAAGACAGGCACAATCTTTACTACCGCAATCCACTATTTAAGGTGATATATGGAAGAAGAATTTGAAGAGTTCGAAGAGCATCCTCAGGATGTGATGGAACAATACCAGGACTATCCGTATGACTACGACTATTGATAAAAATCAATGGTGTGGACAATTCAAGCGATGCAATGGATGCAAGCTGCAATCGAAATGCATGGTTAAGCCTGAAGAAATGTTTCCTGTAATGGAAGATGGGAAATATGTCGATAAATGGGCAATACGAACGACGGCAATGATTGCCAGAGAACTTGGTAAACAGAACAACAAAGCTGCCTGATAGTGGCCTTTATTTTTGGCATAAATAACAGAATAAACACTGCACTGTGTATTCATTCCAACGAGTGAATACACGGAGCAATGTCGCTCGTAACTAAACAGGAGCTGACTTGTTCTGATTATTGGAAATCTTCTTTGCCCTCCAATGTGAGGGCGATTTTTTATCTGTGAGGATATGAATAGATGTCAAACATCAAAAAATACTGGATTTGCCCCTATATTTCCAGACACCTGTTATCACTTACCCCATCACTGGCCCACTGCCGCAGATATTCCCGTGG